CTCTGGGGGACGGTCCGCGTCTCCCTCCTTTCGGGAGGTTAGCAGAGGTCCGAAGGGCGAACCTTCTAGAACTTGCGAAGACGTAAGTCAGTGCAACTAGTAGAGGCCTTCCTCTCCTTCGAAGAACATCATATCTTCAGCAGACTGGAGTATATCACGCTCTAGTCTGAGGAAGAATTTGATGTGTCCCCGCACTGCTGTTCGCTCGAACCAATTTACCGTTAGGTATTTTGATTGAGCTAACTCCGAAAGTTCAGCAATGTCCGCCCAGGTTCCCTTACAGTTCCTGTAAGGGGGCTTCAGCTCCTCCCTTGTAAGTACAAAGGAGTACGCGTAAAGCCAGAAACCAGGAGCAAACAATACTAACAGGCTTTCTAGGAGCCTCATGGACCAGGAAGATTGACCTGTCATTCTATACCAGTTACGGTAGAAGAATGTTTCTTCAGTGTCAAGCTTTCTGAGAGCCTCCCGAGCCTCTCTCAACAACGCGGTTAACAACCCGTTGTAGAAAGAGTACCGGAAAAGCTCGGGATTCGCCGTAACACCCCCGTGTGCACACCAAGTCAACACTTTCGTGTCCACTTGGCCACGGTCGTGGGTGAATCCCTTAAGCCCGAAGGCAGTCCAGAAGATAAAGGCCACAAGGTTATTCGGAATCTTCTTGAATCCGATACCCTTTGCGGTCTTTATTCCTAAAACCGTCTTGGATAAATCTGTGTAACTTTTCTGATCAGCTTCTCGCAGTAAGGACCCGACAAAGTACGGCCTCCTCATTGTCTGCAGGATGTTTCCTGCACCCAATGGAGAAAGGTCTACACCCTGGTGGAACCAACGCTTAGCAAATTCAATTGTATCTTTCGACACAATCGACTTACTAAGCTGAATGGAAACACCAAGGGCCTTCATCAGCTCGAGATACTCGGCAGCGACACCGTCATGATTAATGACAACGTCGTCACCGAGCACCGCATACCGGTCAAAGCTGTTAAGCCCACACCTAGTGGCCGCTACCTGCACTATCACGTGATGTGTAAATGCAAGCGTCGACCAAGAGGAATAGGCTCCCATAGGCTGTCCAACAGAGTAGTATACTACTTCTTTGTTGTAGGCCCACGGAACAGAAAGCAACTGACGCCAAAGCTCAGCCTCCCGAACACCGGAGTGCTCAAGTACTTGAACTTGGACGTCAATAGGCAGTCTATCCGTCGCTGCAGAAAGGTCCAATGAATGGAACAAATGACCATTCGGCTCCAGCGAAATTAATCGTTTCAAAGGAGCCTCCTGATCAAAAGTCCCATCCATCGGAATCTTCCTCACGGCTCGAAACATCGAGTCGTGCAGCGGCCTAAGAGCAAGCTGGATCCACCAGTTGGTTATTGCAACCACTCTGGCTTTTCCGGCCTGATCATAGACCACCGACAGTCGACCGAGCTTAAGGGGTTCACCCAACAACCGCGTTGCGCGCAGGAGTGCGTACAACGGTCCCGCTATCAGGTTCAAGACAATGAACCAGGCCAAATATCCGTAAGATCGGCTGGAAACTGCCAATCTTACAAATGCACTCGCCTGCTTAGGATGTAGCATCAACGCTAAAGCGTCAATGCCAGCACCCCAAGTGGAAAAGTGACAATTTGGTCCAGCGGAGGTTGCTAGGAAACCCTTGAACTTTCCGAAGCTGGCACGGAGCTTTAGAGACTTAACCGCCTTACGGATCGCTTGAGAATCAAGCGTCCGAGTGATACCATCGAAGGCACCAGTTATGGTGTCCAAAGAGGGCTTCACCTTTGTCGGAAAGGTTCTAAAGACCGTCAGCAGTGTCAGGGTAGCTCTCACGACATTCTCCTTACCTTGATGGGCTCCGAAGAGCCGTCTCAATTTAAGAGGAATAACCGTGGGATACCCTCGAGGATCGCGCGAAACGCGCACCTGAGCTTCGCCAGATGCCTGTTCCGGAGATCCACCTAACGCGCGAATAGTGAGACGAGCAGTCTCTTTCAGATACAGAAATGTAAACTGAAAACCGTTAGTTTTCACTAACTGTACTATCCGTTTGTTAAGTAGGATTAAGGATGACTTATACTCTTGCGCCGACGTCACCCAGATGACCAACCGATGGAAGAATGGTAACTCTCTCTGAGTCATCCATTGTTTCCTATGGAAGGTCTTCGATCGCCGCAGAATGAAATCAAAGTTATTTCTAGCTTTGTTTCTTTTGTTGGTAATCGAGACACTGGGGAAAGCATTTTATCACTCTAGTGAGGTGCTAGCACACTAGGCGGGCACAGCTGCGACACTATGCCTGCTCGCCCCTGAACGACAGCTGTCTGTCGACGTATCTCCGTAGTAATTACTACGATAGCCTGAAGGCATGCTACGGTTGATAAGACCGTAGCACTTGCTAGACCTGCCCATTTAAGGACATGGAGGCGTGCGCGTTGGGGGCTTACAGGCAAGACGCTTGATCTCCTAGGTTACCGGAGGGGGCCAAGGCGTTGCGAGCTTTAGGC